CGCTGTCCCATGCAGCGTTTGTACCCGCGAGAAGTGTTGCTCCCTGTGTGTGAAATCGGAAATACCCCTCACCAATTTCAATAACCATTGTTTGTGTTGTTGAAAATGTGAACGATATAATTCTGGTTTTTTTGCTGCTGTCTTTTACAGCCCTGACCAGGGCAAAACCTGGCCGGTTTTCTGCTGGGCCTTGAGGTGATGCAATGAAGTTACGCATAATAGCAGCGCCAGATTGGTACTTGCTATCATCAATACGGCCATACATCTCAGGCGAAAGCTCACCGCCAGCAAAAGATCTGTTTAGTACCCTGGTGTTCGGCATCTATTATCTCCCAGCGGTCCACGGAACAATATGTTCCAGGTTAATTTTTCTGTTTGTAAGGTCGCTGTTTTTTGCTTGCTGTAAAAACGCGCCCATCATTTGCGTGCATCGCTTGCCTTCTGCTTGACCAGCGTCACCCTTGATCACAGGACCGGCCAGCATTGATGCCAGGTGCCACGACAAAGTTAGAGTAAACAATGCGCTAAAATTACTGGTGTCAGTTGTGTAGGCTTGATATCTTAGCAGCGCATTAGTCACGTTGGTAAATAGAATGGCAGATCCGTTGGCGTCAGTCTCAACCGTAAACGGCTGCGGAACGTATAACCCAGCAGATACGCTTGGAGCATAGTTGCCGTTTATTTGGTTCTCTGCTGCGGACGCCTTGGTTACATAATCGTTTTCTGCATCTGGTGATATAACCGCAACAATATCCTGGCAGTCATTAGGAATAGCATAAGCGTATTTCCATTGTTTTATAGGGTTAGTTACGAGGGCTACTGTAGCCCTGCGCGTGGCAAAATTCCATGAGTGCGCTTCTAACAAAGTGTCCCTGGATATAGGGTAGAACCTTGCTGCGTGTTCAGCCTGGGCAGAACCTTCTGGCGGCTTGAGGCTGGCAATAGTTGCGTTATCACCAAGGTGGCCCAGCGCCAGGTTACAAATATCCACTTCAGTAGCCATCAAGCTCTCCTATAGTAAAAAGGGGGAACCACGGTTTCCCAGCGGCCCCCCCATGTTGCAGCGTTAGTTGAATAGACTTGGCTATTCCGCTTTAGACTTGGCTGAACGCTTCGGCTTGGATGCGTTAACATCTTCTGCTTTTTCGTCATCCCCACTAATCATTTCTAAATTAGTGTTGTCAGGTCCGTTGTACTCAAATGTATCGTCAGCATTACGAAAAGTATTGCCAACATAGCAGGGTACTAATGCACGGAAATATGCCATTATCTATTCTCCTTAAACTACAGTGAAGCCAGAAGCGTAGAACTTCTTGCCGTCCTGCACTGTTTCAACAATGTCTGCGATAACCTTACCGGCTGACATAGTGCCAACAACGGTATAGCGCGCACCAAGATACTGCTGGCCGTTAGACGCGATCTGAGGGTTGATGCCCACAGCTACGTTCTTACCGGCAGTCAGGCTGGCCGTGACAACAGCGTCTGAGCTGCCGATAACGGTTGGTGATGCAAGGTTAGCAGTTGCAGATGAGATGACCTCGAACTTAACAGAGGTTCCGCCTGCAAAAGCAGTGGTGACCGCAAAGTTCATGAACAGCTCTTTACCTTCACCCATGTCACGGGCAATGCCCAGATCGATAGTGTCAGTTGAAACGGCAGTTGTAGTAACCGCCTGGTCTTCGCTCACTCGGAGCAGTTTATCGGTAATCATAGTTAGATCTCCTTAAAGTTGGCCAATTAAACCACACGGGCTTCGGCGTTGATGATGCTGTCTACGCGGCGAAGCGGGACACCTTGGAAGGACAACCAGCTATATGGCATACCGAATTGACCGAGGCCTTCGTTTACCTTCAAGACATACTGAGATTTGTCCATAGCAGCCACGGATAGACCAGAGTGAACTGTGCGGTTCATATAGAACGCGGCACGGCCCATAGCCATATTCGGGATGCGATACAGAGCGCGGCTCATTAGCTTGATGATAGCTGTTGCAGCGGTTGCTGCCTGTGTGCCTGTTTGGGCAACCAGGTCGGACACATCGATGTTTGCAATGCGTACAACATAGCGCCAGTCTTTTACGACCAGGCCATTCTTCCATTGATAGCGAGTGGCATATGCTTGCAAGCGAGTGCCGTCACCATTGTAGACAGTTTGTTCACCGAGATCCTCATGGATAAGGCCAGCTTTTGAGCCTTTAGGGAAAGGACAGTAAACAGTATTGTCACCCCAAAGAACCAAAAAGATCGATGTGTTGTCAGATCCGCTGCCGCCAGCGTCCAGGATGTTTGTTGCGTTTGATGCGCCTAAATCGCCATAGCGAGAGGCCAAACCAAGAAACGTCTTAGGATCGGTTGCAGGGTTACCATAGAACAAAGTGTTTGCCTGGGTCTGGTTCATTGCTTCCAGGAAGGCAGTGTCTTCAGACAGACGGAACTGTGCGGTGTTGCCGTTAAGCATCGCCAGATCTTTGTCCACTTCTGAGCGTGCTTCCAGCATGCCACAAGCCTCGTCCACTTGTGCTGTGGTCGATTTACTTGATGGAATACCTTGGTTTAACGCACGCCAGTAAACAGATGGCAATCCAGTACGAATGACCACGCGCTCACCAGTAGGCAAGTTGCCTTCTTTAAAGACGCAATCTTCTAGGATTTCATTCGACTGCGAAAGCAATTCTGCAATGATAGGTACGCGGCCATCGGGGTCGCTCCGTTTGGCCCAATCGGCCAGGGTTAGATTTGTAGTTGCGAGAGTAGCCATTTAAAAGCTCCTTAGTTTGGTTGCTGATTTGAATACAGTGCTGATGCATAGCCTGCCATGTCATTTGGCTTGGACTTACCTTGTCCTGATCCAGATGATGGGCCGACATAACTGTCACCACTGATTGCTTTTCCTGCCCTGTACATCATCCGTATTACTTCGGGATGATTACCCAGGCCAGACTGATTGAGCAATTCGCCCAATTCTGGTGTGCCAAAAGCATCAAGAGCTTTCTTAGCTACCGACAAATTTTCAGCAAGCATTTCGCCACCAAATTCTTTGTCCGCTTTAGCTGAAGCAGTCCACTCTTGTTGCATGGCTGCTAATGCATCAGCGGAACGCTGCGCCATTTGCGGTGCCATCTTGTCTACCAGTTTTTGAGCGGCCTCGTTTGACAGATTGAGATCTTTAGCTGCGTCCTTGAAAGCATTAAGCACTTCACCGTCAACTTTATAGTCTTCGCTGTCTGTAAACTCATAGCTCTCAGGAGCGCCGAGAACATTATTGCTCTCTTCGCCTTGTTCCTCGCCAGCATTGGCCTCGCCTTGGGCTTCCTGGTTCTGTGCATCCGTTGCCTGTTGCTCCGGTTCCCCTATCCGTTCTCCACCGTATGACGGCGCGTCACCTTGCGGTGCCAGTTCGGGGGCTTGTGATGCTTCCGCACTATTGGTTTTGGGGGCTTCAGTCATCAGCATTTCTGTCATTTGTATTCTCCTTGGTCATCGTTGGGTAAAGCTCTGGGCAGAGAGAGTGAATAAGGTTAAGGGCGCGCAAACCATAGTTTCTATTTCCTTCAGCAAATGCCATCGACATTGCATTAGTGTTAAACGACAGCTTGAATACTCCTGCCTGATCCAGAAGACGCCACATAACGCGCCGCCCCCTCTTGCTGCTCATGAGCCACTTGATGTCGGCCTCCTCATTCTGGCGATCAATCCTATCGCGTGTTGCGCGATCATCTTTCTCACGTTCCTGACCTTTGAGGTCGAGTGGGTCATGTTCTTTCATGTTGTCAATTTATCCACACTTCTTGTCGATACGGATACCCTTATATTATTTCCCGCCATATAACATAGAAGAACCACCGCTTGCTGGTGCTGCGGGGGCTTCCTTTCCGTACATCGCTTCGGCCTGGTCCTTCTGTCGTTCTATTCCATCTAGATCCAGGTCAGTAATTTGCAGTGATATTGACATGTCTTGGCCACCTTGCGTTTCGTATGCGCTGGTTGCTTTAACATAGGCTTTGGCATGGATCATCATTTCAGATCCAACTTTCGGCAAAGCCGTGATGCCAAGCTTGTCCATATCTTCTGCTGTTAATTTCAAGCAAAGCCCATAAGGGTATGCTGGTTCATCCATGTCTTCGTACTCTGAGGGCATGTCCTCTGTTTTTTTCATGTTTATCAATGATTTTATCATTTTGCTGCTACATCCAATGGTGAAGGTGAGTTGTACCCTGAGAACTGGTTCATTACGTCCATCATGGCGTTTTTATCCTGGCCGGTAGGTGTCTGCCCAAGATCTTTTGCAATGCCACCAGCCTGTTGAGCCATTTGCATTTGTGCCTGGGCTGTCTCTGCCTCGGCACGTTTGTTTCGTAATAGTGCCACCTCGTCACCGGCAACAATCATACGCGGGTCAACACCCAGCATTTCGGAATAATGATCTGCCCATCGATCCCCGTCAAATTTGTCCAGGACTTCTGGTTTCATTTGCGCGACCACTCCCAGGTTTCCAATGAAACGATCAACACCGTTTGTGCCAATGGCACGCTGTGCCTGGGCAAGCATTGATACGAACTCAACATTCAGATCCATGCCTTGCAGCTCTGGTGGTGCTGGCGGTATTAGTCCTGCACGCAGCATATGGTTAAACGTAATGTCGATCAGGGGATCTAACAATTCATTGTGCAACCGCTCCAACACAGGGCCAAGCATCAATAATTTTTCTTCGTGACGTTCTGCCACTTCGGTTGCGGTCATCCTGGTATCAGTTGCGTTGGCCAGCATCAGGAACAAGTCAGCATAGAACGCGCCGTTAACGCGGCCACGGCAGTCCTGGATGTCCATTAGCAAGTGCTGCAAGTTTAGATCCACCTGGAATGCGGTCTTGATACCCTGGCCCTGGCCGTCAACAAATGAGATGCCACCAGGCAGTGTCTCAATGTCTCGGTTTTTCATGTTGGCTGGAACCTGGAGAGGTGGTTTGGTTTGATAGTCAATTGCCTGGGCCTTACGCAATTGCTCATGTTGTAATTGTTTAATATCACCCAGCGCCTCCATTCCTGGAGAGTTTCCATATATATCACCCCCGACCACGTTCCATCGCGGAACTACGGCAGGGAAATCTTCAAACCCACTTTCACGCAAGAAGTTTTCGTTGTCTCCCCCTACTTCAAAATAGCAGGATTTGTACGCCATATTCTTGGCGTCTTTCTTTCGCGTGTCTCTTTCTCTTAGATCCCTTGGCTCAATTGCATGGATGATCGGCACCCATTGATCCAGGTTACCTCGGTCAAACATATTCTGAACTGAGGTTGAACAATTTTTATATTCAAATTCCCTGACAATCTCGCCAACTGTCTTTTCAAATTCTCGGTACAGTGTGTCAACACGGCCCTGGTAGTTTGTCCCAATAGCATACTCGCCAATGGTTGATGGGTAGTGGTGAATTACGTTTTTGTAATCGGGCAGGATAATAGAACAGCCGGTGCCAAACGCGCCCAGCTCTTCATACATTCCATGCAGCGTCCGATATGTGTTGGACCTTTGGAATACTAATTGCATTCTTCTGGTCACATCATCCAGCCAAAGCTTGACCGGATAGTAATTGTTTAGATCTGGGTCACCGGTCCCTAGACGAAACCAGGGACGCGCTGGGCTTGTTGCACCAGCCATCATGCCAGCACCTAACGTCCGCAACCCACGGGTGCCGGTGTTGTCATATATATTATTGTGACGCCTTGAGCCTTTGTTTCGATCTTGCTGGAAGTAACGACCATTTCTAGGGAGGAGATAGGTCGTTACTTCCTGCCAGTGCGACCACCAAGATGCTCGCTCTGATTTCAGATGACCCCAGCGAGTGAATAGCTTGTCGCGTCCAGGCGATTTGTTTTGCGACATCTCATCGCTGGGGTATTTGCTCATTTAGTTATCCTCCCAAAAGGGTGCTTTTGCCAAGCTTCAGATCATTAGGGTTCACACCAGAAGCGCCGGTTAGCATTGTTCCTGCCCCGCCACCTTTAGCTGCTTGGCCTGCTTCGCTCATGATTGCAGCGGTGTCTGGTGTGGCTCTGTTGGCACGGTTAACTGCCTGCTGTGACGATGACGCCTGCGCGTCTGCTTGCTTGACAGCGTCATTCTGTGCCTGCTGTTGCAATGCCAAACCTTTTGCCTGGGATGCCTGCGCGGCCTTACCCTGGTCATACTGGTTCTTCATTGCGCCTGCGCCAATACCAATAGCGGCTGCGGTGCCTGCCCCAATAGCCAATGCTGTGCCTGCGGTTGCTAAGTATGCTCCACCGCCAATAACGGCTGCTGTGATTGCTCCTGACATATTCTATTCTCCTGTGATGTTGATATGATTGGTTGCGGCTTCATGCCTGGACATCAGGCGGTCTGCCTCTTCAGTAAACTCATCCTCTGCCTCTTCTACAGTTCTGGCATCAGTTTTGAATGTCATAGTCAACCAGGTGTCTGCGTGTGAAACAAAAGCTTGCTTTCGATTTGGAGATGCAGGCAATGCGGCATGGCCAGTCACCCTTATTTCCTGGTCGTTTGCGTAGATAGAAACATCGCCGTTTACAACCAACACAGTCGGAACCTTAACTAGAGCGCCGGTCAAGACTACTCCGCTGGGGATCTCAATTGTTCTTGTGTACATTCCGCCATGTAATATGTGCCAGGTCACTATGTCTGCCTGTTCCATTACTTCTGTGATGCTCTCAAGCGCACGAACTTTGTCGATGGCTTCTATGCTCATCGATCCAATTCTGTTATTTAGCGCAATCACCTGGTTCACAGTAGCCCCTTAAAAAATACTTCACTGGCATGTTGATACCCTATTCTGGGTGCCACCTTCGCCAGGCTTCCTTCTGCCGGTGCGCTTAGTAATACACCAACCGCTCCAATGTTCTTTGCGTGGCCTTCTATTGCCTTTATTATCCTAAGACCACCGCCACCTTTTCTGTGCCGTTTAGTTACAAACAGGCTTTCTGCTGTAACAACCAGCTCCGAGTAATGCGGGACCACTGTGCATAACAACACAGAGAACCCCACCATATTTAGATCCATGTCTCTAAGGACCAGGCATTGGACTATTCCTATACCTTCCATATTTAGATACATCTCACGCGCCCAGTTGGGCTGTGGCATCCCCGCCATCTTACATTCATCTGCATACTCTAAGACCAAATGCCCGAAAGCTTTGTCTTCACACATATCTGTAAATGATGATGGGTACACCATTGTGTCCAATGTATAACAGTCTTCAGTTGTTACGGATACCTCAGAGGGTTCGGTAAGGGTCATGCTCTTTAGCTCCTCTTTTTTGCGCCTTGATATATATGTCCTGGGGCAGTTTCTTACGAACTGGATAGGCGAATGTTAATGCCAGGGCGTCAGCCAGATCCGGTGACCCTGCGCCTTGCAGTCGTTTCTTAATTTGATCTTTGGGCTCTAACACCCTGCGGCCTGCGCTGTCGAACCAATAGACTGGAGTAGCCAGCTCCTGTTTTAGATCTGCATCATCCGGTATAGCCCCGCCTTGCTCGACCCACTCTTTCATTTCCCACCACATCTCGGTGCGCCGGTTGATGTTCAAGTTTGGTTTGTTTGCCTTCCCACCAAATGGCACTTCCATCACATCGTAATCCAATTGGCGCAATCTATCGATCACACCAGCACCAGCCCCAGCATCACAGAATACCGCGTCAGGGTTCCATTGCTCTATTATGTTAGCTATGCGAGATGCCAGCTCCATATTATCGACACCACGATAAACGTATGGGTCAAATGCTTGCAGTCCCTGGCGCTTGAACACGACCGATCGATCATCTCCAAACCTGGCAGGGTCAATGCCTATAATCTTTGGCGCATGCGCTGTGTCTGCTACGGTGTAGACATTGCGTGCAGCTTCCTCGGCATCATGCAAAGATATTAGCTGATCATCACCAGCAGCCGCAAAGTCGCACAGGTATTCCCTGGCAAACGATGTCTCAGCCATGTCTCTTTTTAATCGCTCGACTTCCCTGGGATCGATAGCCTGGGTGTCATGCACGGTGTACCTCGCACCATGCCAATCGCTTTGGTTTTTGGATCTGTAGTAAAGCTCAGAGAATAAATTG